AGTAAAAAATAGGGGTCATAGCCGATTGTCCCCATGTCTTCAGGCTCAAAAACAAGCATACGTCTTTTCCTTGTTTCAAGATTTCTGTAATATTCCGACAACTCGCCTTTAATATCAATCGCAATAATGGGGTGATTCCATGTTTTCAGCACATTTTTAGCGATACAGGCACTTTTACCGCTCCCCGCCCCGCCGACTACTAAAATATACCCGTCCTCGTAGTATGGTTTGCCGACATAATAATTTTGCGGTCTTAACCAGCCTCGCTCTGTTTCCCCGAAGAAAAAGCCCGATTCTTCTTGCTTGGCGGTTATCATATATTGGGGAATGTTTTTCCCCTCTCGTTCGGGTCTGTAGTTGCGATTAAAGAGCGTTCTGATAAATCTCGTAAAAATGTTATCGGGCATGACATAATAGAATTTTTTGCAATTTCCGATAAAAATAGCAATCATAGCAACAATGCAAGCAACAAATATTATTTGTTCAAAACCGTCCAACCACCTCTCGTAAAAAGCCGTATTAAAAACAAATTTTTTCAACGGAAGATAAATAATCAGCATGACCCATAAGCCCGTAAAAACAACCAAAAACCCGAAAAGTCTGTTAATAAATCTTAGCAGTAATTTAATACCGCCCGTTAATGTGATAATCATTTTTCCCTGCAAATTTTTTATCCCCCGTTTCATTTTTATTTTAATTTCATCTTGATAAGTCTCGTGATTTTTCTCGGCTACGGTCACGACTTCGATTTTCTTGTCGCTCCCGTTCGTAGCGTTGCTGTCGCTCTCGTAACATTCGATTTCGCCGTTGAATTTCTCGGTTTTGATTACCTCGCTCGGTACGGATTCCACGCTTTTCAAGCTGTGTTGCTTGGTGTCCGAGGTGGATTGTCGGTTCTTCTTTAATTCCCCGTTTAGAATGACTTTCATGCGATACTCTCGTGTCTAATTTCTTGCGTTCAAATTCCTTATTTTGAATATTCGCCCACTGCTCCCGCCACTTAAAAACATTCTCTTTTTTGTTCCAATCACGGTTTTTTTTTTTAGAAAATCCGTCCTGTGTTATTGGTCTGTCGGTCAATAAAATATGAGCGTGCGGGTTGTTTTGAAAAATAATTTTATCACTTTTTTCTTCTAAATTTAATTCCCCGCTTTTATGTTTATGTCCGCTATGAATGGCAATATCGGCACACATTTCAAATCAACATCAACGGCAGTCACGACAAGCTGTGTCGAGTAATTCAACCTCGCTTTTTGCATAGCTTTACACATAGACGTTACCATTACCCCACTCCCGCAACACGGCTCACAAGCACTGATAAAGCCGTTTTTCTCGACTATATCAGTCAAATCATCGAATGTCATAAATGACATCATGTCCGAAACGCATTGCGGGGTGAAAAATTGCCCTTTGTATTTATTATGCAGTTCCAACTCGTGAAAAATCAGTCCTAAAACATCTTCCGTGCCGTTGGTTTCAACCTTGTTTTGCAACGCCTCAACCAACATTTCCAACATCTTCGGGAAGTTTTGTTGCTCCTTTTTTTCGTATGAATTGATGATGTCAAGGTAGCGTTGCTCCCGCTCCTCTCGGTGTGTCGGGTCTACGGTGTTTGAAATAGAAATAGCCGACATTTCTAAAAAATCATTGAATACTTGGTATTCGCCTCGGCTGTATGCGGTCTGTTTGATTAGCTTGATGATTTCCTTTTGATAATCCACTTATAAATTCCCCCTTTTAAAGAACTTTGAAATTGACTTCCAAGGGGGCGATTTTATGATTTTGTTTGGTGAAAATCAAGCTATATTTCGCGTTTTCTATTTGAAAAATTCGTGTTTTAATCCAATTAACAACCACACTCGACTATATTCGTGTTTTATAGAAAAGACGAACTCAATTTACGGCATTAAAAAAAGCCGTGAGATGACCATTTCAAATCCACTGACGGCTTTATTAACTGCGATTATATCACTTTATTTACAAAAGCTAACAAACCAATAAACACATATAATCCTAAAAACCAGTAATAATGCGGGTTTACAGGATTATATTTTTATATATTTTCACGAATAAAAGGGTATACAGGCGGCATACACTTAATATTAAGAGCGCGTATGTTGTCGAAAAATCGTATTTTGTACCCATAGGACTGGAAAAAGATGTTAGTGCTTGAAACTGTTTCACGCCTTAATATATAAAAAACGGACAAACCATGAATAAAACTTAAACCCTGTCAATAAAAATTGATTAGGGGGATTTTTATTCATGGAAACCGCTATTTATTGTCGAGTTTCGACAGAAGAACAAGCAATGGAAGGATATTCCATTCGAGGACAGACCGAAAAACTGAAAGCCTATGTCAGTGCCAAAAGTTGGGCGATTTATGACGTATATCTTGACGAGGGTATAAGCGGGAAAAATATCACCGAACGCCCAGCGATTAACAGAATGATTGACGATATAAAATCGGGGAATGTCAAGAATGTTGTTATATTCAAACTTGACAGATTAACCCGCTCTGTTGCGGATTTGATGTACTTAATTGACTTATTCAAACAATACAATTGCGCTTTTAATTCGTTATCTGAAAGTATAGACACGTCAACCGCGAGCGGTAGAATGTTCATTAAAATAATCGGAATTTTCGCAGAGTTTGAGCGTGAGAATATCGGGGAGCGGGTACGATTAGGAAAAGAGCGCAAAGCGCGAGAGGGTTATACAACTTCCTCACGTTATCAAAGTTTCGGTTATGACAGAGAATTAGGGGAGCGGGTACAGCGAATTAACAAAAATGAAGCCGCAACAGTCAGACGTATTTTTGATATGTACGTCAATCAAAATGTATCAATGGCGCAAATTGCAAAGGCATTAAACAAAGAAAAAATAAAAAGTAAAACAGGGGCGGCATGGAGTACAGGCTCTATAAAATCACTTCTTGAAAATTGCAATTATGCGGGGCGGGTTCGTTATGGTATGGAACAACCGGAGCGCGCTTTTGAGAGTGAGGGAAAACACGAGCCGATTATTTCAGACGAAATGTTTCAGCAAGCACAAATTATTTTAGAGCGTAATAAATATATCGCACCGACAAAAAAGCCGATTGAAAGAAATTATTTCAATGGATTTTTGAAATGCGGGGTATGCGGACGTAATATGAAATCACATATTATTTATTGTCGAGGTACACCGCTATACAATTTTGAGTGCATGGACAGAACATTTTCGGCGTGTATGGCTAAGAGAGTATCAGCGAAAAAACTTGAAGTCGCGGTTATCGAATATTTCAATAATATCCCCGAAACCGCAACCGATATTGAGCAAGCCGAAAACGAAAAAGCAAAAACGGCGGCGCAAATTGAGTTGTTAAAAGAAAAAATGGCGGCATTAGAAGTTAAAGAAAAAGAAATGCTTGACACATATATCGAGGACAAAATTTCACTTTTGCAATATCGCGATTATAAAACAAGGTTAGACGGTGAAATTAAAAAGGTGGTTGACGAAATCGAAAAATTGACACCCAAAGAAAAGCTGAAATTAAAAAGCGTACAGCCTGTTACAAGAGAGGAAATAATACACTATTTCAAAGAAAATTGGACTTCTCTTGATGATGTTGAAAAGCGACAGTTTTTATTAAAGCACATTAACAAAATAACTGTTATCAATCACCCTGTTAAAAATAGCAACAGGGGAAAAACCGAAATAACAGATATTCATTTCAACACCGATTAAAGGAGTTTTTACAATGCGTAAATTTGACTTATTCCACAGCGATAAAACGGGCGAACAATTCAACACTGTTTACAAAAATCGCAAAACAATAAGCAGTACAGAGGAATTAAAAGCCGCCGTCACGTCTGATAACGTGGCGGCTTTTTACCGCGAAAACACCCGAAAAAACGAGAATTTTATAAAATCAAACTGTATCATGTTTGACATTGACAACACCGACAGCGATAATGCCGCCGATTGGATAACATACGATAAATTACGCGCCGATTTTTCGGACGTGGAATATTATATAGTTACAAGCCGAAACCACATGAAAGAAAAAAGCGGGAAATCGCCGCGCCCGAAATTTCATGTATATTTTCCTATTGACATGATTGAAAATATAGACGAATATAAAACATTAAAAGATGTTATAAAATCGGTGTATTCTTATTTTGATAAATACGCCGCCGATAGTGCGCGGTTCTTTTTCGGTAACGCGACAGCCGAAATATTATACTTTGAGGGTAGTCAAACAATCGCGGAATATATAAATAAACATAAAGCAGTTTTACCGTTTGAAACCAAAGACCTGAACCCCGCGCCGCCGAAAAAAGAAAAAATAAAGCCAAAAGAAAAAGCCGCGCCGCCTGTCATCGTAGCGACACCCGCGCCGCCGCCGCAAAACGAAAAAGGCGTAATTATGGCGGGGGAACGTAACAGCAGAATGTCGGCGTTTGCGTTTACCATGTTGAAAAAATATGGTGACGGTGAAAAATCGCGGGGGGAGTATGTCAAAGAGTCTGAAAAATGTCAGCCGCCTTTAAGTCCGACAGAATTAAAATATATATGGGATAAAGCAATCGCGGCATATTTAACAAAAATAGTAGGTCACAGTCATTACACGCCGCCGAAAGAATACGCGCAGTGGAAAGAAATTCAGTCAATAGATATTATAACGCCGCCGCCGTTTCCTTTTTCGGCGTTCCCGAAAACATTAAATGTGTTTACACAAAGTTTATCTGAATACACACAAACCGCGCCCGAAATGTCTTGTGTGTTAGTTTTGGGCGCGTTAGGTGCTGTATTTCAAAAGAAATATGAGGTTGTTTCGATTAACAAAAATATAGAGCAGTTGTCAATTTATGCGGTTGTAATCAGTCCACCCGCCGAGCGTAAAAGTGAGGTAATAAAGTATATTATTTCACCGTTTCATAAATATCAAAATGCGTATAACGCCGAGCATTGCGGGAAGTATTCCGAAAATGAAGTGAAACGCGAGGATTTGAAAGCCGCTATATTCCGCGCAAAAAATGAATTAGACGGCACAGACGAAAAGCGGGAAAAGCTGTTAGAAATTCAACAGGAATATGATAATTTCAAGGAAGTACATAAATTAACTTTAATAGCAGATGATACAACGTCCGAGGCGTTAATAACTTTAATGGTACAAAATGATGAGCGTATGTTTATTGCAAGCGGTGAGGGCGGCGTATTCAGTAACATGAAAGGGCGATACCGTCAAGGCGGTGACGATATAGAAATCTACTTGAAAGGACATAGCGGGGACTATATCAGCGTTCACCGAAAAAGCCGCGAACCCGAAATATTAAACGCGCCTGCTATTTCAATGGCTATTTGTGTTCAACCGTATATCATCGAAAACATTTTACTTGATGATGAGAACACAGGAAAAGGATTAACAGGGCGTATTGTGTTTGCATATCCGACCGCGAGGGCGGGAAGTCGTAAAGCAATAAGCGAAACACCACCCGCAAACAAGGAATATGATAAAGGTATTTTTTATGCTTTACGAAAAACCGAAACAATCACCGAAACACAACGGATTAAATTATCTGATAAAGCGCACAAATACGCAGAAGAATATTTTTATATTCCCGAAAAGCGCATAGAGGACGGCATGGAACGCGCTATGTCGTGGAATGGTAAAGCCTTTGGATTATCAATCAGAATAGCGGGATTATTCCACGCTTTTCAATGCTTAGAGGATAATCAAAACCCCGCCGAAATTCCTATTCCTGTTGAAGTTATGGAAAACGCCGCAAAAGTTACGGAATGTTTGGCAGTACACGCCGAAAAAGTCTTTGCAGGGAATGACCAGTTGAATAATGACGGCATTTATTTATTAAATAAATTCAAAAAATATCTGAAATCGGGGCGGCGGGAAATCCAAAAACAAAAGGTATGGCAAAGCGTAAAAAATCGAATAGGCAACGCAACAAACCTTGACGAGGTTCTACAATTTTTAGAAGAGCGCGGATATATCAAAATTGAAAAACAATCGACAGGGGGAAGACCCGCCGAGGTTGTAAAAATCAATCCGTTTATTATTGACGGTGAAATACACTGAAATATACACTTTTTATAAAACCGTAAAAATGACCTTTTGTAAAATCATTGAAAATTATTGAATTTTCGGTGCGTTAAAATAAAAGTAAAAGCGAATAATGGCGGGGACACGCTCATATATTGATAGTGAAACCCGCATTAACAAAGGATTTATTAAAATCATTGTTACGGAATAAATATAGAAAGCGGGGACTAAAAGGACTAAAAGGTTTATACAGCATTTTCGGTGATTTTATAGTACGTTGTACAAGTCAGAGCATATCAAAATGTACCCGAAATATACCGTTTTTATCGTAAAAGGTTTTTAGTCCTTTTAGTCCTACTTTTCTATAAAATGTAGGTGAAGTCATTGAACATACTAACAAAATTATTCAAGTCGAAATCAGAGCCGCCGCAACAATCAAATGCAGGTATTTTAGAAATGCGTTCGAGCCTGTCAGCATTTTCAGGCGCGGCATACGAAAACTCGATTTTTCGCGGCGCAGTTGACACAATTGCAAAGCATACGGCGAAGTTAAACCCGCGCACTATTCCCGCGATTAGTCAGCTTGACAGACTGCCACAATCAGAACCGAACCCGCACATATCAGCTTATGATTTTTTGTATAAAACCGCAACAGCGTATTTTTGCGATAACAACGCATTTATTTTAATTCACAGGGGCGCGAATGATGATGTAATCGCATTGTATAATTTAACGCCGTCAAGCGTTGAATTTATCAGTAACAGTAATCAATTATACTGTAAATTCATTTTCAAGGACGGCGAAAATGTAACAATTCAGTACAGTGATATTATACATTTACGGCGGCATTTTTCTAAAAATGAGTTATTAGGAAGTGACAATACACCATTATTCCCTGCGCTTGAAACCGTTCACGCGCAGACAGAGGGCATAAAAGCCGCGATTAAAAACGGCGTGACTATTCGCGGGATTATGAAATCAAACCAAGTATTAAAAGACGAAAAACTAAAAGAAGTTAAAGACGAATTTGTTAATAATTATATGCGAATTAACAACAACGGCGGCATAATCGCAATTGACGCAAAATTGGATTATACACCGATTAACGCTAACACCGTTGAAGTCGATACAGAGCAGTTAAAAGCAATACAAAATCAAATTTACGCTTATTTGAATATATCCGAAAAAATTGTAAACAGCACTTATTCAGAGGACGAATTTGCGGCATTTTATGAAAGTGTAATCGAGCCGTTAGCGTTGCAAATGTCGCTTGAATTTACGCGAAAAATATTCACCATGCGGGAGCGCGCTTTTGGGCGTGAGATTATTTTCGGCGGTGAACGTCTTGAATTTTCAAGCGCGAAAACACGGATTGAATTATTACGGCATTTACTGCCTTATGGTTTAATGACGATTAACGAGGGGCGTAAATTGTTATCACTTCCCGAAGTTGCGGACGGTGATAAACGGTTGCAAAGTCTTAATTATGTCAACGCCGCGAAAGCGGACGAATATCAAGAAATTGAAAGCGAGGAAACCGAAAATGCAGAATAGAATTTGTGAGGTACGCGCCGCCGAAAAACCGCTTGTAATCGAGGGGTTAGCAATCCCATACGACACACCCGCCGAAATCGGCGGTTATACCGAAATTGTGAGGGCGGGAGCGTTGGACGGCGTGAATTTAGACAACATTATTCTATGTTGTAATCACAATATGTCAGATGTACCGCTTGCGCGAAGTCCAAAAACAATGACATTGACAGCAGGAGCGGCGGGGCTTGAATTTAAGGCAGAACTACCCGACACCGAACAAGGGCGGGAAGTCTATACAGCCGTCAAGCGCGGGGATTTAACGAAAATGTCTTTTGCTTTTTCAGTCGCTGAAAATGGGGAAAGTTTCGAGAATAACACCCGCACAATCACGAAAATTGACAGAGTTTTTGAAATCAGCGCGGTAAATTTCCCCGCTTATGATGATACAAATGTTTTTGCACGCAATAAAAAAATAATCGAAAATGGAGGAAAAAACATGACTAATTACAACCCCATAACAGGCGGAAATTTTGACGGTGAAAACAGCGCGGATAATTCACAAACAGAATACAGAGCCGCATTTTTCAAGTCCATGTTAGGACAGGATTTGACACCCGCCGAAACCCGCGCATACAACGCCGCAAAAGTCGAACGCCGCGCCGATGTGTTCAACACCTTGACTAATTCGGCGGCGGTTGTACCCGAAACAACCTTGAATGAAATCATATCGAAAGCGCGCACAATCGGCGGCTTATTCGGTGAAATTCGATTGTTTACTATTCCCGCAAATGTCAGCGTTCCGATTGGTACACCGACAGAGCGGGCGGCGTGGCATATCGAGGGCGCGGCGGTTGACAGAGAAAAAGCGGACGTTAATAATGTCAGTTTTTCGGCGTTCGAGTTACTTAAAATATTCTCGTTATCAGTCGCGGCGAAACGTATGACTATTGCGGCGTTTGAGAATTATATCACCGAGGAATTAACCGAAAGTTTACGCGCCGCGATTGGTTACGCTATTCTCAATGGTACAGGGAGCGGACAACCGACAGGCATTTTAACAGGCGTAACGTGGGACACGTCAAACAGTTTTGAAACGTCCGATTTTAACGGTGATGATGTTTTGAAACTCATATCACTGTTAAAGCGCGGGTATGGGAACGGCGCGAAATTTGCTATGTCAAGTCACACACTTTACAATAGAGTGTACACGGCGAAAACCACAACAGGGGATTATATTTTCACCCGCGACAACCAAAACGACACAATACAACGCCTTTTCGGTTATGAAATAGTCATTGATGATTTTATTGATGATGATACAATTCTTTTCGGCAATTTCAAGTATTACGGCGTGAATATTCCCGAGGGAATCGCGGTTGAAGTATCACGCGAAAGTGGCTTTACAAGCGGGTTAATTGATTATCGTGCTATGTCAGTCGCGGACGGTAAACCGCTTGTAAACGGTGCTTTTACAAAGTTGACAATTGGTGATGATTGAAAATAACATGATTTTTACGATTGAGCAAGCGCGGGATATTTTACGCATTGACGGCGCGGATAATGATGTACAAATTCAGTCGTTAAT